GGTCGTACCAACTTTTGACGAGCATGCCGCGTTTTACCGCGACACGTATCCGTCCTCTTAGATCATAGCCGTTCTTTCTAGCTAGATCTTGCGTAGTTGGAGCCCACAACCTAGCAAGTAACATCGCTGGGTCGTCCGATTCACGGCTCACGCCGCGCTGTACCAGCCCGTTGTAACGATATCCTTCGATACCGTGGCGGGCTTTCCTGGGTACTGATTCATCGAAATTTCCGATGAACCCAGATGTAGTGTTGTCTATTGGTGTCCAAAACCGTAGAGGTCTCGGGCATTTTTCAACAACAAACTTATGCACACACTCGAACCGTCCGTCGCATGCCATATTGGCCATGCTTCGATGCGATAAGAGTCGCACTGAGTTAGCTACGTGGTACAGATCAAAAACACTTCGGATTCTACCTTTAAGGTAGAAGGGTTTGCAGTCGACGCCTCCAAAATAGTGCGCCCCACAGGATTCTCGGAAATAACCAGACTTGAAACTCTTGTTCTGGTTAACCTCGAACCCTAAGAACGCAGTAAATGAAGAAAAGAGGTCAAAGACTTCTGTAGGCAACAAAACATCGTCGCCAAACACTAAAATTTCCGTGCGAGCACCAAGGGCTTTACAACAGGCCCAGGCACAAGCATAGAAAATTAGTGACTGCAAGGGGAAAGTAAAAGCATTTCCCATCGATGAGAATTTATTCCATCGAATTTCGCGGTCATCAGTCTTACGGAATTGGGATCTAGTCGAGTTCATCAGCGTGAACCACCGTTTTGGAAGTAACTCCTCCACGACAGCAATACTAATGGTATCACTCGCACTCGAGAAGTCAACAGTGGCGAGGCGGCCATCTTTCGATGACAGCTTTGACGCATATTGATTCCTCTCTTGTGTTGATAGATCGATTCCCACTCTCCTTAGACGCTTGACTATCATCTTGTTAATCGCTTGCTGAAACCAGAGGTTAATTCCTGGCTCTACGGCAATCACTCGATCAGTCTTGCTATCTTTAGGGACTGTTATTACGGCACTCCCACTCTGTATCTTCCATCCATCTACCTCACAAAGGAGGCGTGAGCGAAAGCTCCATAGTGGATACGCCCGATGAAACCACGGGCGAACCAGGGAGTGCAATTCTCGCGTTATTCCGCGTTCATCGCGGAACTTATTGAAGGCCGACACCTCTTCCCCTTTTAAAAGGGTTGAGACGCCGGGACCCCAATCTCCACCGCTTACAAATTCCTCAGCGGAATAGGTACCTAGTATACTCGCTATTTTGCGTCGTACCTCCGAAAGGAGGCGGACGTTCTCAACCGAGAAGTTTGGATGAGAAAGCAAGTTCCTGAAATACCTATTCGTTTCGCCACACTTGGCCTCCATGAGGTCAAATTTGTCCAAGGCAACTTGTTTCTTGTCTATGCCGGTATTCAAAAAATCGGCTTTCGACAATAACTTCGTCGCCAAGTACGCGTCGCGAAAGTCCCCAGGGCTACCATAGCCCGAAGGGTCAACTGTTAGCCGCACCAGCTGTTCATGCTCTCTATTTTCATAGAGCATTAAGACAGACAGGGCGCGGGGGCAGTCGAGTGACTGAAGATAGTGGCGTATGAAGACATCAGTTACTGAGTCTTTCATGCGAGTTTTCCGAACAAGTTTGACTATGTTCGAATTACTAGGCTTAGCCATAATAATTACTCCTTCGTTGGATTCATTTGCCCCTTGTGGGGGAATACAGGGACGAGTCCCAGCAGTGGCATAATGTCACCGCCCAGAAGCCCGAAAACCTGCGTCGCCGAGATATCAAACTCGGTTCAGCCGGTCACGGACTCCGTGTATTCTACCATGAACTTCAACTGGTCCAGGGCCAAGGCGCCTACTAAGTACTTCAGTAGGTTCTTGCGTTCCTGGGTAGTCGAACGAGCTGGCATAATGAATTCGACAACCGCGAGGTTGTCATACGCTTTTGTCGGAGGCGGCACGAAAACACCGCCGGACGACGCTTGCTCCAACGTCGGAAGGGCTATTTTGGCCATAACTTTGTACGAGTTACGCGCCCGTGTCGGGCGTTTCATCGACATCGAAATGGTCGGGTAGCCTACTGGGATACCATCAACGCGGTCTTCCCAGATCGCAATCCCATCCTGATGGCTTGCGGGGTCAAAGGTATGAGTTACCGGAGTTGCTTCGGCATCATCCAATGTAAATGTGACAAAATCTGCCATGTTACTGCTCCTTTTGGAGTGTTAAGGGTGAATGTCACTTGGTCCGTTGAACATGTTTCACGTTCCCGGTAGCCAAGGTAACAAGAAGCGCTGCAGCGGTCACATATTGAGTTAACGATAAACTGCCGTTCCTATAGGCAGGTCTCGAAGGTGCGGGGAACGAGTCGAGAACTTCCCTTGTGAGGAAGAAATCTTCTCTCGAACTTTGCACTCCA